TTCATATATATAGATATATATATGCATATAAAACCTGAAAATAATAGACTATAATTCTATTATTTTTTTTAATATTTAGCATATATAATAATAATATGAGTTCGTGTAAGCCAATCATGTGTAAACACAACTTGAATACCAGAGCGGATACAAAAAAGTTTCTATTGAAAAATCATCCTGATAAAAATTCTGATTTTCCACAAGACGAATTTAAACAGGTTTTAGAATGTATTGTTGCTAAAAAATATTGCGGTGCGAAAGGAAAGGCTACTGGTGCACCTACAGCAGCATCTATCAGGGCTACAAAGAAAGCCAGAACAAAAATGTATACCTGTATGCGTAAAACCGCCAATTTCGGGAAAATTAAAGTATCTCACAGATTCGACAAGCCAGGTTTTAGTGTTGATGAGGTAAATAAAGATATACTTGAGGCATCGCCTAAAATAGTTCAGTTATTAAATAATATCAAAAAAATAGACGAAGAAGACCAGCGTAATCACGGTAAAAAGTTCAAACATTTTATATTTTCAGACGTCAAAGATGGTGGTTATGGTGCGAAGATAATAACATCTGTATTGATGGCGAATGGTTATAATAATGTAGTCAAAGCACGCAAAGTTCCCAAGAAGAAAAACAAACAATTATACATAGATATCGCTTCGGGGCAATCTAATTTCGGTCTATTATGTTCCAATAGCGTATATGGAACTACATTTAATGAAAAAATTAAGAAAACACTCTTAAATATATTCAATTCAAGACCCGAAAATATTAATGGTAATAAATTAAGGTTGATTGTTTTAGACAGCGGCTTCAAAGAGGGTATTGATTTGTTTGATGTGAAATACGTACATATTTTTGAGCCATCTATGACTGTATCTGATTTAAAACAAATTGTAGGAAGGGCAACCAGAACTTGCGGACAAAAAGGGCTTGAATTTCAGCCTGGTAAGGGGTGGCCGCTATATGTCTATAATTATTATTTGACTGTATCCACTATGAGCCAGAACTCCTTATATGCGAGTAATTTCTTAACCAATAATATCACCGAGCCCAAAAAAGACGAGCTTGATAAAGATATACTTATATTCAAGGATGTTGAAAAGTTCAACGACACAACCAGATTATTCAGTGAATTTGATGCTACTATGGATACTTTATCCAAACAATTATACGAATTAGCACCAGCGTTTGCTGTTGATTATGAATTAACTAAAAATTTACATAATGTTGATGACCTAAATTTTGAATTGATGGATAGAGATTTATATATGATGGGCGGTAGTAAAAATAATATCCATAAAAAAACCAATACCAAATCCGGTTACTACAAACTTGATTTTATCTATTGTAAGGGAAAATGTGGTAAAAAAACCACAAATGACATACCTGTGGGGGTTGAGTTCTTAAAACAAGTCTATCTTAAATATAGCCATCCCAGAAAAAATATACCAAGAACAAATCAGCGCCAATATTTCTGTAATTATTTAACTACTCATAATAACGGCGATATATTCTGCGCACAGTTAAATAAAGAATGGTCTGCTCGTTATGCGTATATCCCTGGTATTGTTGAAAAAAATAAGAAAATAAATAATATTAAATCTGACCTTGGAGAGATTGAGTTAGATGCGGGTCAAGATGCTGAAGCAGAGGCTGTTAATACCAATTACGCCATAGTTGAATATGTCGGTAAAACCAACCTGCCGTCGGGTTCGTTCCCAAAAGATAAATTACCATTTGTAAGAATGAGAGATTTCATTAAATCCAATTACAAAGGTAAGGATTACAAGTGGGAGCCTATGGTAATTGAAAATAACTGTGTGCCTGCTCCTGGCGCGAAACCCAAGCCCGCTAATGAGGTTACTCTAAATCCCACCCAGAAATTCGTATCCAAGTTCTTTGCTCCCGAGTCTCCATACAAAGGTATGTTGTTATGGCACTCCGTAGGAACAGGCAAGACTTGTTCGGGAGTGTCTATTGCTTCCACTACATTTGAGAGGGCGGGATACAGTATATTGTGGGTCACCAGAAATACATTAAAAAGTGATGTATGGAAAAATATATTCGACCAGATTTGCCACTCCATAATCAAGCACGAGGTAGATAATGGTCTTGTGTTGCCCGATAAAATCGCACAGCGTAAAAAACTGCTGAGTCGTAATTGGTTAGAGCCCATGTCGTATAAGCAGTTCAGTAATCTATTAGTTGGTAAGAATAAAAATTACGATATATTAAAGTCCAGGAATGGTAGTGTTGATATTCTCAATAAAACACTTATCATTATTGATGAAGCACACAAATTATACGGCGGCGATCTTAAGCATACCGAAAAACCCGACACCGACATTATGGAGAAATTAATAATGAATAGTTATAAAAAATCCAAGGCTGATTCTTGTAAATTATTAATTATGACAGCGACACCATTTACCAATAGCCCACTTGAATTATTCAGTTTAACAAATTTATTTATGGAAACTGAAGCCGAAAAAATCACTACCAATAAGCAGGAATTCATCAAGGAATATATGAATAATGGTAATGTATTAACTGAATCTGGCTCTAAAAATATAGCCAATAAACTATCTGGTTATATCAGTTATTTAAATAGAGAGAAGGATGCCTCGCAGTTCGCACAGCCAATTATGATTAATGTCCCTGTATTGATGACTACCGTTGATGCCGAATTGAGGGATGCTATATTTTTGGGTAAAAAAATGAGTGATTTAGATGTGAAGGTTAATGCGGAAATCGCTTCATTAAAGGCAACTATCGCAAAAATGAAACAGTCATATAAAGCGGACAAAGTAAAGTTTGCTGCGTTTTACAAAATTGGAAGGACACCTGAAGAATGTAAAAATTTACTAAAAGCCGAGAAGGATGAGTGTATTAAAAAATATAAGGCTGAAGTGGCAGAGATGAAGGAAAAACTCGCTAAATTTATGGATAGTATAAAGGATTTAGAGGAGGAATTACACGAACTAAAAACTAATTCGGATACTGTTAAAAATCAACAGAAACTTAAATTACTGAAGAAGTCTCTCATTCAAGAATATATGCTATATACCCGCTGTGCTCATATTCGCTATGCCGCCGCAGTCAATAATGTGCCTAAAACAAGTAAAAATAAGGCTAAATCTATGTCTTTAAATCGCCCTAAAACAAAACAAACCACCAGAAAATTTAAAAGTCTTTAGGTATAATATAAATATATGTCGGTTAGACTAAGCCCAGCATACAACCCAGGTATGGCTGATATAAATCGTGTTTTTGTTACTTTAAAACCAACTATGACAGAGAACCGAATGCGTAAAATTTATGATACGCTTGAAATTCTTGATACGATAAATACACATAGCCGTGAAACTGTTAATCAGGATGATATTTCTGCGATGATTTTAAAAAAACAGTTGATTGCCGAAGTAAATAGTTTAAAAAATAAACCCAAACCACATAATAATAAGACACCTACCCACGTAACAAAGGGGTTTGAAGTTCGTGCGGCTGGTCGTAAAAAGAAGCCCAGGACTAAAAAGAAGCCCCTTGATACTAAGGGCAAAAACATAAAGCCCAAAAGAAATAAAACCAAAGGGAAATCTAAAAGAAGAAGCAAAAAGTGAATTTGATTAGAATTCAATAAATTTTATTTATCATATATATTTTTGATTTATATATGATATTTTCAGTATGTTGTTATATATTTACATAGACTTGTAGGTCTTTTTGCAATCGGGATGCTTCATAGCCGCACCGAAATTAATGTTTTTGGACTTGGCGAAACTTTTTACGTGCATAATCCATTTGCTGGGAGCCTTCTTTGTCTTCTTGGACGACTTCTTAGCGACCTTCTTGGCTGACTTCTTACCGACCTTCTTGCCGGATTTCTTGGCGGACTTCTTGGCGGATTTCTTAGGTGCCTTCTTGGCTCCACCCCTACGTTTCTTGGTGCCACGACGCTTCTTACCACCTAACATAACCTCACCGGCATCACCATCAAGACCTGCCTCACCATCATCGCCAGCATCCTCAATAATCTCGGCTTCAACGTCGGCTTTGACCTCATCAAGTTCGTGCATTTTATATATATATACGCAGATATTTTAAATAAATTCCTAAATATCATCATAGTAATAGTAGCATATTATGATAATAATTAAATTATTAGCCAATTATATAATGAATTATTTGTATCTATTATTACCAATTTTGAGTGTATATTCTGTTGGTACATTTTACCCAATAGAAAAAGACGCAGGAAAGGAAGTAGCGTATCGCCCTCCTGGTTGGGTGTTTGGTGTTGTTTGGCCTGTATTGTTATTATTAATTGGAAAATCTTGGACTTTGGCTCCAGATTTATCAAAATATTATATAATTTTAACAACTCTTTTAGCAAGTTGGTCTATGTTTTATGCTAATAATAGGAGTTTGGCGTTTTTAAATATTTTAACCTCTATTGCTATTACAATTTATTTGATATTAAGCAAATTCAAAAAAAAGTCTTCCAATTTATTAATACCACTATTGGCGTGGTTGTCGTTTGCCTCCTATCTCTCATATAATTCTATATGATTGTGCTAATAGTTAATTGCTGGCGAAATTATATACTCTATCCATAATACCGTCATAATATTCGTTATTAATAAATATATTAGTGTCTATATCCTGATTTCCATCAATAGTTAATACCATACCTTTTTCAATTTGGTCTGGAGAATAAAGCCATAAATCGTGATGGAGGTGACAATTTTGGAGATAAGATAGTGGGATTGCTTCGCCTGTTCTTGAGCGTTTTAATACTCTTTTTTCACATATTTCAGGGGAAGTTCTAATATAAACTGTTTTCAATTTTTGAATACAAATAGAGAATTCATCAAACCATTTGTTGTATATTTGATATTCTATGTCGTTGATTTTATTCGCTTTATATAACATCGTAGCAAATACATTTTTGTCTGTAAATATAGACCTTTCTGTTATTATAATATCATAATCTTTGGTTAGAGCATCTTTGAGTAATGTAAGACGACTAATATACGCCATCATTTGAAATGCGAAACCATATTTTTCATTATTATTATAAAACTTTTCTATTATATTCTCTCCGTCATTTTTATCAACAATAGATTCCCATATACTGACGGGTTCTTCAAGAAAACAAATTTTACAATTCTCCGTTTTAAGATTGCAGAAATTTTGAAAATTATTTTGAAAATATTTTAAAACCGATGATTTACCAGAACCAATATTACCGTCTAATGAGATAATAATAGGTTGTTTTTTTTCAATCATTTTATTATATAAAATATATAAAAAAATTATTCTAAAATAGATATAATTCTATATGATATTTTTGCCTTTGTATTTCAATAAATCAATATTTTCACTTGTAGTAGGGAATTCGTCGGCACAATAATAATCTTGTAGCAATAGCCATTCAAATAACCCACCGAGATAAAGATACACATTAGAAAATCCCAATTTAGTTAATTGCTCGTATTTTTCTAAAACCTTGTTGTCGACGCTATTCTCTCCATAAATTACAATATTGATGGTTTTATCGGTCTTAAGATAATCACTTATCTTGTCTATCTCTTTTTCGGGTGATAATGTGTTTTTTATCAAACAACTTTGATTATCACTGCCTAATGTGCTAATTATTATAAATTTGCTGTTAGTATCATTCCTTACAACATTTTGCATTCCCTCAAAATTTAATTTAAATATACTTTGACTTGCTCCCATTTTAATATGATTTATTAGTATAATTTTAATATTAAAATGTAGAATATATAATTACAATCTCTCTGTTACAAAAATATAAACCCATAATAAAATTAAAAAAAACAAATTCCACAACACTATACATATAACATATCACGCATTATTCTTTGCCGCTTTCGCTGCTCTCTTCATCTTAAAATATTCCTCGTTTTGAACCCATCCCTTAATTGTTCTGAAACCCCAATCCGTTCGTGCGACACTTGGAATAAACAGCGTCCAGCAATATGGAATGTCCTTATCTAATTCTACTCTGTGATATGTGCGTGCTGGTGCGTAGCGATATGTCCCAGGCGAACGCCAAAACACTCCATCGTCCGTATGCTCCCAATACCCGCCTGCTAAAATAAATGTCCTGAATTCCCAAGGATGGTCATGTAAATCATCTGGGTCTGATTTTAGAAATTTATGGATAAATATATTGAATGGGAAACACTTCCTATCCTTAAGAAACACATAATATCTCTCCAGATATGGCTCATCATCTTCTCTGTCGTTGATAATTCTACGGCGACCTAAAAATTCCATTAGTTTTACAAACATAAATTCAAGCATCATTATATTTGTTTTTACGCATATATGATTATTTATATTTTTATTTCAATTTTTTTTATATATAGATATTCTTATCATTTTAGTATATAATAATTTATATTATTATTATATAATTCAACCCTTAATTCTTGTATTTTTGGTTTTAGAGCATTATGCTATCAATAATATATTTATATTTAAAAGTGTGTTTTTTTTGAATTTCATAAAGTAAAAATTTTTTAAGAATTGGACATTTATAAATGTCCAGTTTTCATATCTCATATAAAGTTTGTAAAATAAGTGAAATATGCCTATTTTCAAGAAATTAAACCTTTATGTAGTGTTATAAGATATATAAACAATAAATTTGATGAGACCATAAATATAATTTATATAAAAAATAATTTAGGGATATTTTTATATCCTTAAATATAAGGATGAACGAGGATAAAAAAGTGGAAAAAGTGGAAAAAAAATATAATTGTGTATGTTGTGATTACTTAACATCACGAAAAGAACATTATATAAAACATTTAGCAACGCAAAAACACAAACAAGCGTGTAATAGGACGAACGAGGATAATTTGGGGACGAATGAGGATAAAAATGTGGTAAATGTGGTAAATGTGGTAAATGTAAAATTCGCTTGTGATTGTGGTAAGACTTATAAATATAAACGGGGTTTATGGAATCATCAACAAAAGTGTAATTATGGAGAACCAGTATGTGTAGAAATTAAAAAAACAACAGAGGCATCGGGTGATGTAGTTGCACAATTAATAGAACAAAATAAGAACTTGGTTCAACAACACAAGATGGAAATGATGGAACAGAAGATGGAGATGATGAAAGAGAATGAAAAACAAAACAAGGAGATGATGAAAGAGACTGAAAAACAAAACAAGGAACAAATGGAACTATTAACCACTACTTTTAAAGATATGGCAGGCAATATGGGTAGTTATAATACTACAAATAATACCAATAATCAGTTCAATATTAATATGTTTTTAAATGAAGAGTGTAAAGACGCTATTAATTTGAGTGATTTTATAAAATCTATACAAGTATCATTAGACCAACTTCAATATACTACTAATAATGGGTTAGAAAAAGGAATAACGAAAGTTATTATGGATAATATGAATAAATTAAGCAAATACGAGCGACCTTTACATTGTAGCGATTTGAAACGGGAAACAATTTATATAAAGGAGAACGACATATGGGAGAAAGATACAAATAAAGAGAAATTGAAGAAAGCAATAAACAAAACATCAAACAAAAATTATACAGCATTAACAGAATGGACGAAAGAGAACCCGGCTTTTATGAAGCAAGACGATAAACAAATGTTTTATGCGAAGTCTATGTCGGCTATGGGAAAACCTATTACGGGCGTGGAAGATAAGATAATTAAGAGTATATGTAAAGACTATCAAGTAAAAGAATAAATTGTACAAATGTAAAAGATAATTTAAAGGAGATTGAACCTTAGTGATGATTCCCTGACTGCTCTAAGACAATCCCGAGATACTACTTTGATAGTGGGAGCCCAATCACATATATATACATTATTTTTAGTAGTATATTCAAAACCCATCTCGGTAAGCCTATATGAAATTAGTTTGCTCGATATAATACATGAGCGATAAACCAGATGGTGGTCAGAAGAGTTTTTAATGTACCAAACTTCTGGCTTTATATCATCTGTCGGTCGTGGTTTGTCTAAAACAACGGCGACATTCATCGTATCGGTCATTGTAGTTAGCATATAAATTAAATTTAAGAATGAATTCAATTTATTTTTAAAAGAAATATTTTTTGATAAAAAAAATTAGACCAAGCATAGCATCAACAAATAATATTATCCATGCATCGGGGTTTTTATTAATCGCCAAAACCGAGAAGATACCAAAATTTATGGAATGTATAATTCTGTAATTTTCCCACCAAGCAGGGTTGCCGAAAAAACCAACTTTCGGAGAATTCGTTATAAATCCACGAAGAAACCCAAGTGAAAATATAGTTGTTAAAATAGCCATATATGGAAGATAGTTGATGTCTATGTATTTGGCGAGCATAGAAATAGCAATACGAGTGCCTATACACCCGAATAAAAATATATAAATGATATCATCCATTATTTATATATTATAAATATAAAAAGTTACTTCTTAAAATGACAGAACGATTTCCATCGTTTCTTTTTTTACGCCTTTAGAGGCATTAAATGATAGTTCCTCTCGCTTTTTCCGTGTTTTATTGAAATTATTTGTGATTGTAGTATCACTTGATGATACTGTTTCATCTGAACTGGTAGAGTTAATGGAGAATTTCTTTGATTTGGTAGTGCTATTGCGTGTATTCATATCGTCGTCAATAATTTTATAGTTATCCTCTATGTATTGGACGACTGAATTTTCAAGTGCCCATTTGAAGAAGTTGAGCTGACCGATAGTGGTCTGGATATGTGTATCATTTTTATACGGAATAGTAATTCTATCCCAACGACAGAAAGGGTCAAACCTTTTTTTAGAATAGGCTTTTAGATTTAATTTGTAATCATTATAAACCTTAAACCGCTCCATTGTTCCGTTTTTACATACGGGATACTGCGTATAGTTTTCTTTGGAAAAATTAGTAGCAAACCAATCAACTATCCTGAGAGATATTGTTGATTTTCCATTAATAATATTAAGGGCTTTATCAAGATTATCATTAACGTTATAAAACTGTAGTAGTTTATTCAATAATAAATCGTTTTGCGTATTAAGATTCATCTATTTAACTGATATATACTACGCCGTTCAGTTTATATTAAAATATTATATAATATATAATACAGTTATATGACTATATTTACACCAATAAGAAAACATGCCGCTCCGCTCACGCCAGCGCGCACAATCGCGACCCACCGCAGGCGAGCCTCTCATGGACATAATAATTATAGAAAAGAAAAAATAGTAAAAACAGATGATATAAATAAATTTATATCATATTTGGATAAAAATAAAAATGATATATATATAAATTTTGATTCATATTTTAAAGATTTATTTGAATTTAATATAAAAATTTACGAATCTAGACATAATTTCTATCAAAAGTTTGTTGAATTAATGTATTATTCATACAATGAAATAAAAAAAGACAAAAATGAAGAGTATATGGTGACAGATTTTTATAGTGATTACTATTTTGTTCAACAATTAATATATAAAACATTTAGAGAACAAAATAATTATCATTATAATTTTTTAATACATATTATAACAGATATAATAGATATTATAAAAGATGAATATGAAACATCAAAATCGGTTTCAAGAAGTCGTTCAAGAAGTCATTCAAAACAAAAATTAAACTGGGAAAAAAATAACGAATATATAGATTTTATAATTCAATTATTAACAATAATAGAAGAAGAAGCTGTTGCAGAAACATATATAATAGAAACAAACATCAAGTTATTATTAAAATTATTATATGATTTTATAATTGCTAATGCTAAAACTTATGTAACTTTATATAATAATAATCAAAATACAATAAATATATCAAATACCCATATACTGATTTGTATAAATGAATTGAACAATATGGATAATAAAACACATTTACAATTAAAGGAACAATTAAATAAAAATCAATCACGAGGTAAGAATAAAACAAGAAGAATAATAGGTGGTAAAAAAATAAAAAAAACAAAAAAAAAGATAAAAAAGAAAAGTGGATTTAAACCAAAAGCAAAGAAAAGTGGATTTAAACCAAAAGCAAAGAAAAGCACACGTAAAAAAAATAATTAAGGGGCTTTGGTAATTTTAAATTGATTGGTTTGTAATTGTTTGGTAAATTTAAATTTTTCACTATTCTTGCGTCGTCTCTCCAAATTACATTTTAGACATGCAATAATTGTATTCCTGTTTGAATGTTCATCGTAATTATTCAGTCGGTCAAGAGTCCATTGATTGGAATCCCTAACTTTATCAAATAATATAAACATATTTTGATTACAATAATAGCATTTCAATTTAGAATTGAAGATTTTTTCAATAACTTCATTAATGGTAATGAGATTATCTTGTTCGTGTAATGTTTTTTTTATATCTTGATGCTTATATGAGGATATTTTAGTTTTGAGTTCATTAATCACAAATTTTTGTTCTGGAAAAGGAAGATTCAAATATAGTTTATTGATTAAATCCAGTTGATACTTGTGGTTGTTAATATTTTGAATAATATTATCCGACATATCTTTTGATAAAATAATGAATTTCTCTCGTGTTTTGGGCGGCGGTTTAACCGTGGCTTGTTTGGTAGTAGTTTGATTGATATCAAAATTGATAGACTTCATATTCAATATATATATATATATATTATGATTTTAAGTTAAAAAGATGATTAGAAATATAAGTTTATGTTATAAGAATACTTATAAAAAGTATATAAACTTAAAACAAGAATATACTATAAGATGAATATGAATATAAATATTAAATCAAAAGATGTAAGTCATAATGTAATGGCTGACGCAAAATCAAAAAAAGATGAGAGAACCGATAGTTGCCAAGAGCTAAAAAACATAGCATACAAGACTATGTTATTGAACGGAACCGATATTAATCCAAAGCACGATATGCCCGATAGTAATAATTTAAAGATTTCAAATTTTTTGACTAATGAGTCAAAAGCAAATAAAAAAGAGACTTGGTCTAAGTTAGATAAGACACAGAAGATTAAGCACTTAAATAATTATGCGGATTTTCTAACAGAGCAAGACGAACTAACAGAAGAGCATAGTGAAATTTTAAAAAAATATCTTGTTCGTAGTTTAGACCGTAAATGTCTTATTAAAACGAAAGAAGTTATTTATGACAAGGAGAACAATAAGATTCTTAACATTCCGTTTTTATTTTTTGTTGAAGAAAAGCAAACATATATACTCAGAAAAGATGACAAACATGTATCTACTGTTAAATCGCTACCTCCTGATAAAAAGGGCAAGGTTAAGCCCCTTAAAATAATTAAATAAATATTAACCAATATTCATATTCATAAATGTATTGTATGTAGTTTTAAAATATTCAAAAAAAATATTTTATATATAACGATAAAATTGATTTGAAAATAATATTATTATATTAATAATAATAATATTAATAATGTCAAAATATTATGCTGTAGCCCGTGGTCACGAAATAGGTGTATTTATTACATGGAACGATTGTAAAGAACAAGTATTGGGCTACAAAAATGCGGCATACAAAAAGTTTGAAACCAAAGCAGAAGCAGAGAATTATATTGAAGCATTTATCGTAAAGCCAGTAAATGCTCTAACTCCTGTAAATCTTCCAATTCCCGTAGAGCGAAATATTTTAGAAGTTGATTATTATGTATATACTGACGGTTCTTGTCATAGTAACGGGTATCCAAATGCGAAAGCAGGTATTGGTATATATTTCGGTATAAATGACAAGCGAAATGTATCACGCAGATTAGAGGGAAAGCAAACCAATAATGCTGCTGAATTGACCGCAATAATAGACACATATGATATTATTAAGAATGATGTATTAACTGGAAAAAAAATAATTATCGTGACTGATTCGCAATATGCTATTGATTGTGCTCTAATATATGGTAAGAAATGCGATACAGTTAATTATGTGAATAATGAACTGGTTAAGACAATTTACGAACTATATAAAAGCACCCCGAATGTTAATTTTCAACACGTCAAAGCACATACTAAAAAAACTGATATTCATTCTATTGGTAATTATAACGCTGATAAATTAGCCAATCAAGCGATTGATACAGAGTGAGTATAATTAACTAATCATAATCGTTTAAAATTATGATCATAGTCATATAAGACTTTACATATAAATTTATCATATGAATTCCATTCTTCATTAGAAATTAAAGATAGAAATTTGATGTCCTTCTTTTCATATAAATAATAGGTTGTTCCTGGTGTTTTCTTAAAATTACAAGAAATTTCATTTATTTCGGTGCTTAGTTGGTGGTTATTATAAATTTCAACTGCTTGATTTTGTAGATAAGATATTTGTTTAGCGATTAATTCTAATTTACCGAAGTTGCTGTAATCTTTTTTGATATTAGCAAGAGCATTTTGATTATCAGAATAATCATCAATATTAATCATTTGAAAGAGACGAGTAAGATTTCCCTTGTCTAGATTGGATAAAGCCATTAATATTATATATTTATTGTTTTTAATTTAAAATTGATGAGGAATTTATATTTTAACCTATGTATAAATAATATAAATCATACACACATATATATATAATGGCGGCCATTCAAAAATACGGAAACTATATGAAGTATGTTTTAAATAAATATGATGTGTCGAGCCTTGACGTTGATTTATTGCTGTATGTTACGAAGATGATGTTGGAATATATTGACGACAATATATTACAAATAATTCATACTGATTTGTATGATAGTATGTATGATTATACATTTGAAATGCTATCAAGTGAGTATATTGATACAAACATATTTGAGACTATGTATAAGTTGTCTAAAGAAGACAGTATCAAGTTGCTTACCGATTATGTTAATATGGGCTCAACATTAGTATCTAAATATGTAATGCCGCATAGGTCATACACCCGCACATATATTAGAAATGTCGGGATTGATA